CGAAACCGCACGAATAGGCGTATCCTGTTTTCAAGCCGTTACAACCCCCCCGAACCTAAAAGCAAGCTTTGAAAATTCCTACCTTATAAGTAGCAAGAAGTAAAATGGACGCTCTCGCCGCTAGGATCACTTCCCCACTCAGTTTAGAAACAATTCAGGCAGACGCAGTAAACAAAATAATTCAGGGCCAAAAAGATACTGCCGAACTATACAATTTCTTTCTACCAGATACACTCAAAGAAACATTGACCAACCATGGCCTACCGACGGCTCTATATTCCGCAAATCTCCACGACCACCCCGCTCACAAGATTATAGAGAACAATATGCTCCACGATCAATTGGCACACTTCATCAAAGAGGACACAACCGTCATGTTCATGAAGAAGAAGCCTAAATTTAACCGATTTGTCAAACAGGTTCACAGGTTAAATGGTTCCCACATTTCACTAGAGTTGAGAAACAAACGGATAGACTCTAGAGACCATAGCCGCTACTCAAAGGATACTCTAGGTTCAGTCACAAATCTATCCCACCCGTCACTGGTCATACACGATTGTCTCCACTACCTTACAGGGCCTGACATCGCCCTACTCTTTGAACGGAACCCAAAGCTAGTAGACATCTATGCCACCACTATCATACCCCCCGAAACATATAAAAAATACCCATCATTATATCCCAATCTATACGAACTCTACTACAAGGGAGACACAATAATATACGTGCCAGAGGGACATCACGCTGGGAAGTATGAACAACCACTCTCAGCTTTGTATTGGCTCAACACGAACTATATAGTCACAAGAGATTTCTCACTGACCGTGACTTTAATCCAAACAAAGTTTGCCCACCATCTCATCAAAATATCTCGACAACCTGGCATCTGTGCTAAGTTCAACACGTTCAAGACACCTGATTCAGTCAAGATCCCAAAAGTCTACAGGCGCGAGATTAACATCAAGAATCCGTACCTACCAAGGAAACTCGTTTACAACACGCTTATGTACACGAAGGCAGTGAACAAAGCTCAAGAGCGAGATCTGTTCGCCAAACTTAGGGCTCTGATCGCAAGTGGAAATCCGGATAAAATAGAATTACCAGCCCTCGCCCTCCTTGTGGATGCCGCCATCATACTCAAAGATAATAACTGGACCTACTGCCAGACCCCCCACATCACAACCGGCCTGACCTCCGCCTTGTGGAACAAAACAATTGGTCTTCTCAAGGATCTGACCATAAACAAACTCTACGAGAAACTCTACAGATCCTTCCTGACCGCGCTGGACTTCGAGAGCATGGAGTTCACATTCACCTTAGAGGCCGACCATGTCCAGCCCTACGAATTAGAACGGGCGGCAAATAATTTGCTGTTTCAAGGTGCTCCAAAATTCTTACCTTTCGAACGCAAACCTGCCAGCCAGTTTATAAATAAACTCTTGGACAAGCATCAAATGAACCAAGAGTCATTCATGCGCTGTTTTTCATGGTACAATTTTTGCCACCCTGAGCGTACGTCTGAGCTACCCATCCAAACATTCAGGCAGGAGAACAACGAAATTCGAGACCTAAATAATCTGCTCAGCAATTTCACGGAAGAGAACTTGGACACCTTCCTCACTGACCCTGAACTTGTCAAACTCAAGTCCAGCGTGGCGTGCGTTGACACAACTAGCAAAAGGTCCGAGCTAACAGTGTCTTCTACCGCGGGTCAAGTTACAGAGCTCATGCTACTTGAGAACCCCGAAGTGACCATGCTAATGAATGCGGCCAACACATGTGGCCTCCAGGTCTTTCGAGCTGTCCGGACGGACTCCCAGATATTCAGGGCTTACTTCAACCTCAGGGTGGACAAGAGCAGGTTCTCAGAGCAAGATGCCCCAAATCTTCACTCCACCTACAGTACAGAAAATTTTGAGATGCTCTCAGCTACAGAAGTTGTCGCCCTAGGCCAGGAGTTGGGACTAGAGGTGGCATTGCATCAGGGAGTCATGAATGATCTGGGGACCTTCACCTGGACATGCGAAAACCTGGTCACCGACGCTCACCATATATACAATAACTCGTTACACTGGCAGACAGAAGCTCTACAACACAAGTGTATCACCCTCTCACCGCTAACTGAGGCTGAGAAACAAGAGCAAATCTTGGCTGAAATCATTAAAATTGCTGAACAAATTTACCCGAATGGCCCTAATAAAGTCGGCGGTCACAAGATAAGTAGACTCCCAATAGAGGCTGACCTCAAAGACGTACCCAAGATCAGCTCACCGGTCAAATTCATAAAGTCCACTGGCCACACAATGTCTGAACTTAAAGACTTCGAAGACAAGTTGGTAGCCGCAGGTGCCAAGATCCCTGACCCCATCATGTCCACTCCAGCCCGAGCCCGTTGCTACCTTTCGGCGCTCAAATCGAAGACCACGGGCCTGCTATTGGCTAGCGAAAAGATGGAAAGTCTGGTCCTCAGACTCGACAAAATGGCCAAGAACCTGCCACCGAGGAAAGTCCAAGTCATCATGCACCTCGGCAAATATGGCTCTGGGAAGACTCAACAGTTACAACAGATATTCAGCAGGCAAGACCCAGAACGGCGGAAGATCAAGGTCATAACACCTCTCCAGGACCTCAGAAAGAGTTGGCTGAGAGACTCCAATCAGCCAATAGACTCAGTGCTGACATTCGAACGTGCATTCCTTTCACCTGGCAGCGATATACTCTTCATTGATGAGTTTACAAAGTTACCCCCGGGTTATCTTGAGGCTTACTTGTTACACAGCCCCCGAACTACTAAGGTGTATCTAATTGGCGATCCTCTACAGTGTCACTTCCATGACGCTAATCGCGCCAGTCCACTCAACAAGGCTATGTCAGAGGCTTCTTTCTACTACAACCTCTACAGTCACTACCTCAACTTCACCTTCAGACTGGCCACAGGTGTCGCTGAGTATTTAGGTGTAAAGACATTCTCGGAGCGTGAGGGAAGGATTCTACTTGCCCCCTTCCTAAACAGTGATCTCGTCACTCTCACTCCTGATGGTTCAAGTGCCGAAAAATTGGGGGACGTCTCCAACACCACCTTCACTTACTCAGGTTCCCAAGGGCAGAATTTCAAAGGCGATTATCAAGTCCTCATCAACAAGTACGCTGCCTACGCCTCGAAGGCCACTCTAGAAGTCGCTCTCTCCCGTGGTGAGCGAAATGTTTTTGTTGTGCTGCAAGACCCCACCAACGCAGGGACCGAGCTAAAGATCAACGCAAACCCAGCTCTTAAATGCCTTTTAACTCACCTCAGGAACCACCCGGCCCCTGTAGTTAGCTTTCCTGAGGTGGAACTTCTGGAGCCCGAGCCACCCGTCACTCATTTGGCACCAGAGAATGAGACCGCACTTGAGGAGGTAATCCTGCAGGAGAGTCTTTCCAAAGAAGACAAAGAGGTATTCACACCAAAATATGGTAATACCCAGCAGTTCAATGACAATCTCAGCCACTACGAGAACGTCTTTATGCGGCACCAAAATAAGGATGAGGCCACCTGTGAGATCACTTGGGACAAGCGAATTATCACCAGCTCAGTCAAAGACAATCTCAAAGAGCTACAGGAGTCCAAACCAATAGGTGCGGCCCTGTTCGCAAGCTTCCAAAAGGCCATGCACCTACCCAAGCAGCAACAAACCTTCGACTGGGC